CTTGAATGTGTAACCTCTTTCATAACAAAAGTTGTTAACCTGCTCTAGTAAACCATGTGGTAAAGTCTGTGTGCGTCTATCAAAAAGTCTTATTTTACCATCCCACATCTTATTGCGATAAGCAGGCATAAACTTATACCCTTCTGCGTAAAAGCTAAAATACTCATGCAGCTCCATTAAAATGCCACTATCCTCGCTCGTTATGAGCACTTTCGACTCATCCTTTTTTGTCGCAAATAACATTACATTCCCGATGTAAACTTTTTAAAGTCTAAAATATTTTTAACTGCGTTGTGTCTCCAACGAATATTACCCATGATCTCTTCGAGAGTTTCGATGATAGTTTTCTGATAATCGATCTTAGCAGTAATTTTAATCAAATCATCATCTGTCGAGTAATACATATCCATGTCGGATTTCATTGGTTTGGACATTCCATCAAATGGGTCGTATCTCCATTTACGAGAATCCATATCTTCTTTCGTCATTTTACCATTGTAGTAGAGCCACTTATCTTTTTTCATTGATCGTAGTTCCATCTCTCTTTTCTTCAAAAGGAGTTTCGCCATAGAATAAAGTTCAAGGTATTTCGCGTGCAACTTAGAGGATTTAATTGTTTCTTCATCAAGACAAATTTCGTCGATAACAGAATCCTTTTTCCACATAGTTAATATATCATTCAAATCAAGCATACTATATTTATTTATCTCTACTTCAAGATTACAAATTCAGTGTATCTAAACGAAACATCTGCTTGAAGATAATCAATCGATGTTGATTGCGTACTAAATTCTACACCACCTAATGATGTAGGAAAAGCACTTTTAAATTGCAGCTGCTTATTTACAGAACTGTGACTTGACATAATAGATAAAATCATATCACATTCTTCGTGACCTTTGGTATTACGTTCTAGCCAATCGTATATTTCAGTATAGTTTTTCATATCTTCATCAATCGCCATCCGTAAGGAAAGTGCACCAAATTGTCTTTGTTCGCCAGACGTATAACCCGTCTCTCCTCTAAACTTCATTTGTACTTCCTCGGCCGAGATCTCTGGAATTCCAATACTCGTAACAAAGAATTCTGTGTTCGCGTATTTTTCGTTATTGATCGTTAACTTAAATCCAATAGGCGAAAGCAAATTCCTGTTATCTGTTAAATTTTTCTGTGCCATAATTTTATTTATAAAAAAAGAAGGCCCCCAAATGGAGACCTTCTTTAAGATTAGGGGTTAGTACCTAAGACTAGGATTGTCCACCAACGTTGATGTTCTTCACGCGGAATGTGCGGAAGTAAGGGTTGCTGTTAACAGAACCAATTCCATCACCAGCACCAGTCATTGGGTTGGCGATAAGACCATAACGTGTCTTGAAGGCAATCTTAGGTTGGAAGCTATTCTCGCCAACTGCACGTACCATAGTAAGAGGAACGTAAGGAGCGTAGAACATACCAGCATCGTAAGCGCTTGTACCTTTGTAACCAACAGTTGCGTAGTCAGTAGTAGCGTAAGGGTCAATGTAGACCTTAAGCTTACCATTAAGTAGACCAGCAAATGTGTTACCAGTAGCATCAACACTGATACCTTCACCACCGAAGGTGATCTTGCCTGCAGCTGCTAGAGCAGAAGCAACGTTGCTTGAACAGATAACATAGTTACCTTTTCCACGGCGAGTTTGAAGAGCAATAGTATTTGCTTCACTCTCGATCTGGAAGATCAAGCTCTGGAACTTCTCAACTGCCCAACGGCCGTCTGCATCAGCTACAAGGTCAAATGCCTCAGTTGAACCGATGCCACCTTTTTTACCAGTTGTAACGATAGAACGGATAACTTCACGGTTAATCTCTGCGAGAATTTCACCGGAAAGGATGTTAGCAAGTTCGCTTTCAGCGTCAAGGCCGTGTACAGCCTTAAGGTCTTGAGCAAGCTCCATTGAGTACTCAGCTTTAAGTTGACGTGTCTTAGCTGTAACAGTTGACTTCTCGATAGTGAAACCCATTTCATTAAGGCTTGATGAAGTTTCAGCAGTGTTAGTAGCAATACCAGTTCCTGTTGTGATACCAGACTCAGGAGAATCAAATAATCCTTCTGCGTGTGCACCAGTGCCAGAGAAGTCTGTGTCAGCTTCGTTGAAGAGTGCTTCATCTTGTTGAGGTGAATCTAATGTGATTGGATTACCATCACCATAACGAGCCTTCATCGCGAAGATAAGACCAGTAGGACCAGACATAGGTTGAACACCTGCAACATCATAAGCGATGAGGTTAGGCATTGCACGACGGATCAGTGAAATAAGCACTGGATCAGGACTCTGAAGAGCTGCGGTGCTTTGATTTGCATCTGCTTCACTAAGTACACCAAAGCTAGAAGCTTGTGCTTCTTCGCGGAGAGCGACTTCAGTGTTTTCGAGTAGTTTGGCTGTAACAGCCTTCTTATAGCTATCGTCGATAGCAGGAGCGTCCGAGTGATCAAGCACTGGAGCCCACTTTTGTAGTTCTTTTTCTGCGTTTAACATAATAGTTGTTTTGTTGTTGTTTGTTGTTTGGGTTATTTGTTGAAGCGTGAGAGTGTATTAACATAACGCTGCATGTCTGAGGACAAATTAGCATTAGGATCACCCGCACCTTCCACGATTGTTTTTACGTTAGTTGAATCGTGAGTTTCCTCAGATTCCTGAATAACTTCAGTTGTTGAAGAGAAGTCAAAGTTTTCTTTAATCGTTTCGACCTTAGAAGTAAATGATTTAGCATCGTTAAACTCAACTTCTTCAAGAAGAGACATAAATCTCACCTTTTCAGTGTTAGCTAAGTCTTTAGCTGCCTCTTCGATAATGTTACGACGATGAAGATTTTCAAGTTCTTCACTAAGACTTTCGTTCGTGTTTTGCATTTCTTCGAGTTGTTCTGTAGTTGCTTTAAGATCATCTGAGAGATTATCAACAAGATTAACTTCAGAATCCGGCACTTCAATATAGTGCTCAGTGAACACTTGCTGTAGTGATTTCATGAAGTTTTCTGCGATATCAGTGCGTAGCTTGTTATCAACAAACTCCTGATTCTCTTGAATCCAAGACTCAACCACATAAGAAAGATAATCATCAATCTTATTTACAACATTCTCACGAATGTATGTGACTTCCTCTTGAAGATCATCTTGATACTGTGCTTCCAACTCTTCTTTAATTTCAATAGTACGGTTAGCGATTGCACCTTCAAATAAGATAGCCACCTTTGATTTAAAGCCCTCAGTCAATTCTTTTTCAGAATCAGTAAGTACTTTAAGATCTTCAGCATACACATCTGTTTCGATTTCTTCGTGCATTCCACCGCAAGAATCTTTAATAGCTTTATATGAAGCCATAATGTCATCTTTCTTCATCGCTTTAAGTTGACCATACATGGCATTAATGATGTCAGCCTTGTTCTTAGGCATGTCATCATCTTCGCCTTCAGCCATATTAATTGACTTATATGCTGCAACTATAGATGATTTCTTCATTGATTTCAAAGCGTCGAAACTTGCTGCAAGGTATCCTGCTTTAGTAGCGACTTCTGGAAGTTCAATTTCGTCTTCTTCAGAATCGGACATTTCGTCTTCATCATCTTCTTCTTCAGATTCGGACATTTCGTCTTCTTCTTCTTCTTCAGCTTCTTCAGATTCGGACATTTCGTCTTCTTCTTCTTCAGCTTGTTCTTCTTCCTTGGTTTCACCAAGTAATACGTCTAATACGTCTTGTGTTAAAGGTTGGCTTGATTGATCCTCAGTAGCTTCTTCAGGAAATTCCTGTTCAAGCTCCTGATTCTCTACAAGATCCTTTTCTTCAACGTCTTCGATTATTTCGTTTTCGTTATTAATCATATGTTTTTCTTGTTTATGAATTTAGAGTTTGGAGAGGAAATCTTTGAAGATTCGCTCCTGGGATTCGCTAATGCGTCCAAGTGGAACCTTTTTAATTTCAGTCTCATATTCTTCAATTTGTTGAGATTTTAGCAATCCATTTTCCCACACCCATTCAACACCTTCCATAATACCTTCAACGAAGGCGGAAGGAGCAGAAGGATCTTGAACAATGTCAACAGTCGAAAGAACGAAATCGCTCTTAACAAATGTTTTGCCTGCCTTTTGCTCAACAGTACCCATACCACGACTAGAGACACCTAACTTACATCCACCTTCAACGAGACCTTTCACGATTTTGCCCATTGGTGTATCAAGTATAAGTGCCTTTCCAACAACGTCATTACCGTTCCAATTAAGTTCGGTAATTCTGTGTGAAACTTTATCTAAGTTAATTGCTGGTCCTTCAGGGTGATTCAACTCACCAACAGCTCTTCCAGTTTTAACTTGTTCCCTAACGTACTTATTCGTAGCTTCTGTAAGTACGTCTTTAGGGTAAATTCTTTTATTGCGGTTTTCCTGTTCCGCTTGCATGAAAACGCCTTCGATGAAAACATTCTTTTCACCTTTATCGTTTGCTTCGGTTATATATTCTACCGATTCTAGATGTTCCGTTATTAATTTCATTCGTTAATCTTCTTTAGATTCGTGTACTTTATCAGCACTCTTGCTGTTATTATAGATTTCTGATGTTAAACGTACTTTACGTAAGTCCAAAGCGTCTTTTAGCTTATCACCAATAGCGGCCTTAAAAGATTCGGCGGCCTTGGTAGGGTCGTTAAGTATTACGTTCGATAATATATTTGGTGTATTGTTATTCATGTTTTATGAGTCCATTTCGCCTGCGGCTTTTTCATTTGACCAAATAGCTGATGCTAAAGTTCCTTTAGGAAACGGTGATACGCCAGAAGCACCATCAACACCAAGCTTATATGCCTTCTTGTACTGTGGAATAGCTTTAACCATCTTGTCCCATTTCAGATAGATTTTCTCGTCCATACTGGCATACCATCTCATATATTCGTCATCCGTAACACCCTTAATGGTTTTTGCATTTGTAATAAGATCTTTAAAATCTTTTTCAATATTGGCAGGGCTTCCTTCAACTTTCTTTAGAGTTGCTTCTTCAAGATCTTCAGTAAATTTGCTTTCTGCCAACTCTGCATCTACAGCATCACTTGGGACTAATGCTGGATTAGCTTTCATTTGCTTAAGACCTTTCTTAATAGCATCGCTCAAGCTCGTAGCTTTCACATCAACAGTTTGTCCTTTAAAGAGTTTACCAGCTTTCTTAGTAATAGTAACTGTCCACCAATTTTTTGCTTCTTCAAGATCCGCTGATTCGTATACTTCATACCCATCTTTTTTCAACTGTCCTGCTTCTTTATTTGTTGAAGGAACCCAAAATGTTCCATCATCCCCCATAAATATTTGAGTTTTATATTTCTGCTTCGAAGCTGCTCGCTTCGCTGCTTGCGGGCTTGAAAATTTAGATATATTAGAACTTGGTATTTTAGCTTCTTCAAGATCAGTTGATTCGTGTACTTCATACCCATCTTTTTTCAACTGTCCTGCTTCTTTATTTGTTGAAGGAACCTCATTAAAAATAGATGAGGCTAAACCAACTTTATGAATTTCTAAAGCTTTTTCCATTTTTTCTTTAATAGCTCTATCAAAAGCTATTTCTTCATCTGCACCTTTAACAATTGCTGCAAACAAATTATTCGACAATTCTCTCATCTTATTTATATTTATACGTTTTGTAATTTACACTTTTGGTTTAATACTAAAAATCTTCATCCTCATCATCATCAGAGGCTTCCTTTTCAGCGGCGATTTCTTTATCTAAACGAGCGATATCATCACTCGATTGACGAAGAATTGTCTTTCTGACATACTCGTCTGAGATGTATTTGCCAACAAGATCTTCTAACATCTGAGCCATCTCTAATCGCTCTCTAAGAATTTCGAATTCTTTAAGTTCAGCAAAATAGTTATCTTCTAAAAAATCAATATTAATAGATTCTTCAATGTCGTCCCAGTCTTTTTCTACGATAACACCTTTAAGAATAAGCTGAATGCGTAATGCGTCTAAGAGCATATGCGCGAACCTTTTTCTTAGTCGATCAATAAACTTCTGGAACTTAACTTCATCTCTAGAAATTTCATTAGATTTACCGGTAGTGTATTGTGTTTCTTGTTCTAATCGAGCAACGGGAACGTTCAGCGCGCGATATAATTTTTTCTGAAAGAATAACACATCTTCAATTTGACCAAGATTTTCTCCACCGCTTAAAGTCGTAATTTCTGTTCCTCGACCACCTTCTCGGCGAGGAAGATAAAAATCTTCAAGCATTGACATATGTCGTCTATCATCAGTAATGTTACCCGTAGTGGCATCATAAACCAGCTTATTACGATATCTTGATACGACTTGTTGCACGTACTCTTCGGCTTTACCCTTAGGTAAGTTACCTACGTCAATATAGAATATTCTTCGTTCAGGCGCACGGGATACGCGGTATACAACCAACGAATCCTCCATGTATCGAAGCTGATTGGCGAGTTTTAATGCTTTATGTAAATAACCGAGTGTTCTTAGATTTGCTGAATCTTTTAAACCTGAATTCGTTTGAATGATTGCGTCATTTGCAATTTTTACACCATTGATATTTCCAGAAGTTTGACCTGCAGCTTCGGGCGAATACACATAATATTCGTCAATAACCTTTTCATACTCAACTTTGGTTTTTTCATCTGTTTCGGTTTTGACCTCGCGTATTTTATTAATGTGTGTAGCTTCAATTGGTCGTATTTCTACTATGCCCTTTTGAGGATTGGCGTTATCAACGATCACATTAAAATACGACTTTCCATCCACATACCAATTACGAAAATATTCATTGGCACGGCGATTGAACTTATAAAGTTTCAGTACATTCTTAAATTCTTTTACAATCTCTTTTTCAACCTCCTCTGGATGAGAAGATGTAAACTTTAGACTAACAGGAGGTTTATCTTCTGAAGAAGCAATGGCCGCATCAGTGATGTCTGCAATCGCTAAATCGCATTCTGGTTGCAAAGCCACTTCTCTGTACTTACGTATAAGATCATGGTCTGAAGTAGCACTCGACTCGCTTAAATCTACGTATTGACCAAAGTATCCTCCACCTACAGTGACGTTTAAACCGTCTTCATCATCTACCTTAGGAATAGGCGAAACAACTTCTTTCTCTTTCCCCTTAGAAAGACTTTTAGCTATTTCGTATCCAAATATATTAATCGCCATATTACTTATTTATAACACTCATACCAAAGATAATACGATAAAGCATGGGGGAAAAACCCCCATGCTCACCATATATAAATTTAATAATTTAACTGCTGGTATTTGATTCCCAATATTGGTAGTCAAACGCAACAGTAAATTCTTCAATAGCATCAGTCGAATCATTACTTAATTCAATTGAAGATATGCTTGTAGGGTATCCCCCGCGTAATACATATGATTTTATAGTATTACCTTGTTTATCTAATTGATCAACACCAAGATCTGTCTGATAATCACTAGGATTAGTAAGTCCAGAATTCGATGCGTATGTGCTGATACCATTTTGCCAACGCTCCATTGCGTCTCTAATTTCAAATCCGGTATCATTGATAATTGTTACAGTCCAAGGTTCGAACGTGCGGTCACCAGCAACTTTTAGTTGCCTTCCACGGTATGGAACACTAATTGAACCAACCGTGCTTTCGGGTAATGCTGCTGCTTTACACATGAATTGTGCTAGTTCAGTATCACCTGCCGCGTATCCGGGGAATGTAAGAGTAGCTTTGAAAAGGTTAGCTCTCGCTCCTCCTCCAACTAATTTTGCTTTTAAATCGTCTACAGTAGCCATATAATTTTTCCTTTCTTATTTTTTGTTTAGTTGCCAGTTCCAACGATTTCAGAGAATTCAACACCCGTTCTTGTAGCAATAAAGTTAAGAGTGATAAAGTTGATGGAACGTGCAGGTTTAATATAAATATCTGCTACAAATCTGTTAGTATCGATAACTTCTCCTGTGTTATTTGTTTCGTCGCATACAACCATGAAGTCAGTAATACCACGACGACCTTTAACATCTCTAAGGAAAGGTTCAGTCATATTCCTAAACATTGCTCGAGTAAATTCATCGTTCAATTCGAACAACTGGAATTTAGAAGCTGTGGAAATCGCCTTTTCAAGAACAATAAAGAGTCTACGAACGTTAATTCTATCAAACGCAGATGGTTTACTTTGAGCAGTCTTATCACCGAATAACAGAATTCCTTGTCCAGGCTCTGCAATAACTGGGTTAATACCACTTTTGTATAATTCATCTCTTTCACTCTTGTTAGGGTTCCACTTAAGTTTAGTTACACCGAGTAAATTTCCACGGTTATAACCAGCAGGTGAGAACCAAGGATCATTAGTGTCGTCAGTCCTTGCACATAGACCAGCGATGTGGCCGTTTGCAGGAATATAGCGATATGAATCGGTGTACTTATTATAGACATACACCGCTGAACTATCGAGGATAACATAAGAACTATTGAAGTCCAAATCAGCCGATACAGCATCTACATCATTTGCAGTCGGTGCAGGAGAAATAAATCCTACACAATCTTTACGAGTTGTATCGCAAAGTGATAAAACTTTATCTGCAACAATTGAAGAAACTGATGGATCATCGTCAGTTTCAGCAAATACTAAATTAACATCGATTTCTGACGGATTGTCAAAATAACCAAGTGCTGTAACAACGTCTGCCTTACTTGCAGCATCTGCAGCATCGCTACCATCAGTACCGCCTGATAATGAATACCCAAATAAGTCTTCGTCATCAACAGTGGCGATGGTAATTTGCACATGTTGATCATCGTCATTAACACCTCCCAGTAGTTCATAGTATGGCACGTCAATGCGGTCATCGACATCATAGCCAAACCCACCATCTAAAACAGTTACTGCAGCTTCGTATGTACTTCCATTTAAGGAAATAGCAATTTCAAACTTCGCGCCACTACCAGTAGCACCAGCATCTGCTTCATATAATATACCAGGTGTAACGCCATGAGTTACAGTGTATGTTCCAACTGCAATTTCAGCGATCGCACTGTCATCAGTAAGTGCATTAGTAGTAGTGGCAATACTTGAATCTGCAACCAAATTAGCACTGAATACTTTACCGGATGAACCTAATGTACCAGGTACAGCGTAATCAACACCACTAATCGATGATTGGAATGATGTAGCAAATGCTGTTTCGTTGATGTATACATAATCGGAATCGCGATTAATTACTGTCTTATAGTAATTTGAACCACCCTCTTTTGTAGCATCAGCATAAAGTGAAAGGCCTTCGAAGATTTCTAGAATAGCACCTTTTGTACCACTAAATCTACCATCTTCATCAACAATAATGACATGAATTTCATCATTTGCACCAGCTTGAACATTGGATGCAGCCCAGGTTGTTGTACCAGCTACTGCGTTTACAGAATTGTCTAGGTTTGAATCACTAAACTTACCTGCTGTTCCATTTGGTGAATAGATTGCACATGCAATGTGTGCCTTTAAACTATTACCAAGTGCGCCTGGACAACGTGCTTGAATAACACCAGCAACGGTGCCAAAGCTAGATAAATCATCAAACGAATCATCGTTGTCAATCTTAACTACGTCGGTAGCTGTTCTATGGCGTGAGCCTGAAGCGTTTTTAGCATCATCGCTAATCGCTCGAGATATACGCAGTGTGTTTGCGTATTTTAAAAAGCTTGCGGCCTGTAAGAATGAAGTATAGTTATCATAATCTCCACCATCAGCAGTGCTGCTTGGTGTGCCATATTCATTTACTAACTCTTTCTCCGAAGAGACGAGTCCTACTTCTCCAACAGGTCCCCAGCTGAAGTGTCCTGCGAAAGCACCGATCGATGTCGATACTGCAGGAATCACGTTTGTTAAGTCAACCTCGTTGACTTCTACTCCTGGTGATACTTGAAATCCCATTTTTAGTTGTTTCCTTTCAATTGTTAATTTATAAGTTTAAGCATAATAAGGTTTGTCTCAATACTTCTATTTATAACTTATGACTTTTAAAGATCATGCCATTCTTTAATGTCATTAGCCATCTGTTCATGATGACTACTCGCATCTCGCCCGTCACTAATTATGCCGAATGGTGGAACATCGTTTTCAATTTGCTCCATCTTTTCTTTAAATAGCATTTCTTTAAGATCTACAGTGGAAATATCACCAAACGCTTCTGAAGAAACAAACCATGCAAACAAGACTAAGTTCATAACTAAGTCATCGTGATTGCCCTGACTTGCTTCATACGAACTTCCTTTCGCCTCAAATGTCGAAAGTTCTAATATACTATGTTCATCAACAATATTCAATTTTCCTAGCTCAACCAAATCTTTCAAGTTGGAACACCCGATGCGTTTAACACGCTTTGTCATCATAACACCAATACCATTCTTTTTGACAGTTGATTCGACAAACATATTTTCATACTCATGTTCGTAATACACATCATTACAAACAACCATTCCAACATCGTTGTTTTCGATAATCACTAGAGCATCGTTATATTCTTTCGCAACCCGAACAATGATATCTGGAAAAATCATTGGGGATATCATATTATCTCTAAAACATGCGACCTGTTTAAAGTTTCCAAAGGTAGCGTCGATTACTGTAAACGTCGAATAATCTTGTCCACGCCCTTTTGAAACGTCAACAGTCATAACATATTGATGGTCAGTAATCGGATCTTCATAATAATTTACACCACGGTGCCTTTTATCTGGTGTGTGCATTTGAAGACCTATAAGAATATTCGAAGAAATTAAAGTATTAGATGTGCCAATAAAGTTGTTTCCAAATTCTTGTTCAAATTGTAATTCAGACGTATTAGCAATCGTCATTTCTTTCCAAGCTTCATCACGGCCTGGGACATCAAACCAATCAACTCTAAATGGTGTAAAATTATTCTTGTTCTTTTGTGCGCCTTCCCACAATGAACAGAATAGGTTACCAATCCCATTCGCAGTTGATGTAATAATAACCTTTGTGTCATTACCTGCGGAAATTACAGGATATGTTGAGGTGTAAAATTCATTTGCGTTTTCCACGAAAGCGAACTCATCAAGAAAAAGTAGGTTGGCTGAAAGACCTCGAATAGAACTTGCTGAAGTTGCAGACGCAACAATTTTGGAATTATTTGAAAACTCGATCGATCCTTTGTTGAGTGCTTTACAACCCGGCTGAAGAAAGAAAGGTAAATTTTCCAATGCAAGTGTGATACGACTTAGCATCTCTCTAGCAGTTGCACCCTTATTCGCCAAGATC